TTCTGCGCGGAGCCGAAGCTGCTAGGGAAGTTGGGGGCGCTGTTTGCGCCGCCGTTTTTGGAGGGCTTAGTGTCGTCCGGTTCTACCCAGCGCGTGCCGGCACTGCGAGCGCTGCCGCCCTGACTGCCACCGACGTTCTTGCCGTCGCCTTCCTCCAGGCCAAGTCCAACGGGCAGGTCGGTCTGGCCGCCCTTGCCGGTAAGACCATCGAGGCGCCGCTGCAGATCTTGCAGCAGGCTCTGCGTCTACTGGCGGTCGTTGGCAACCTGGTCACGGTCCTGCTGCAAGCGGCCACGTTCGCCATCCAGCGCAGTCTGGATGCGCTGGTCGATCGCGCTTTCGCGGGTGCGCATGCGCTCGTTCTCGGCCTTATGGTTCTTGTTGTCGGTGAGCGCGGTCTGTAGTTCGTTGCGCAACTGCTTGACTTGGGCGACCAGCGTGGCAACGGTGTCGCGCGGCGTGTCGCCCTCAATGCCCAGGGCCTTCATCTCCTCGGCGGTGAGCGGATTGGCGGCGCCCGGTTGGGTGGGCTTGGCGCCACGGTCGTTTGATGCGAGCTTGATGCAGACGAAGACCACCATGAAGCGCGCCGCGATAAAAGCGGCTCGGGTTGCGAGATAAGTTGCACCGGGTAATTGTTGCACGCATTGAAAGCGAATTGCAGAGGCAAGGGGCCGAGAGGCCCCTTCGTCACGCCTACCAGTTCCGAATGATCAGCTCGCCCGACTTCGCCTTCGACCGGCCGGCGCCGCCCACGGTGTAGTTGATGTCCACCCGCTCGATGTGCAGCCCGGCGAACGCATGGTGCATCTCCGGGATGTCGTTGACGGAGATGATCATCCGGCCCTGGACGGTCTTGGCCAAGTCACCCATGCGCAGGTACTGGTGCAGACCGAAATCGACGCCATAGCCCTCGGTGCCCCAGTACGGTGGGTCGCAGTAGATCAGGGTGTGCTCACGGTCGTACTTGCGGATGCAGTCGGCCCAGTCCAGGTTCTCGATGTAGGTGCGGCTCAGGCGCAGGTGGGCGGCCGACAGGTCTTCCTCCAGGCGCAGCAGGTTGAGCTTTGGCCCCGAGGTGGTAGAGGCGCCGAACGTCTGCCCCTCTACCTTGCCGCCGAAGGCCATCTTCTGGAGGTAGAAGAAGCGGGCGGCCCGCTGGATGTCCGTCAGCGTCTCCTCGGGCGTGATCTGCAGCCACTTGAAGATTTGCCGCGAGGTCAGCGCCCATTTGAATTGCCGGACGAACTCCTCCAGGTGGTGGCGCACGACCCTGTACAGATTGACCAGCTCCCCATTCACGTCATTGAGCACCTCGACCTTGGTCGGCGCCTTCAGGAAGTAGAGCGCGGCCGCGCCGCAGAACGGCTCGACGTAGCAGGTGTGCTCGGGGAAGAGCGGGAGGATGTGTTTTGCCAGACGGCGTTTGCCCCCGATCCAGGGGACGATGGGGAAAGCAGATTGCATTTCCATTCTGTGTAAGCCCTTTTTGATTGTTGCAATTGTTGGTAGGCTTAGACCCGCCGTGTGCACGGTAAGGGGGCCTTGGCCAAGGCTCACTGGTTCTGTCTGTGGGTTAGGGTGAGGGCCGGGGTGTGCCCGCACCACGGCCGCCGCCCTCTTCTTTATGCCGGTTGCAGTGCGTCCGGCGCCTCGATAAAGCGCACTTCGTAGGGCAGCATCCAAAGGGGCTGCGGCGTGATCCGGTACAGCGCGTCAGGCCGGAACAGCGGCCGCCCGGCCTCATGAAAGGCCCAGGCGGCCATCTCGCTACAGAACCACCGATCCGGCTCCTGCCAGTCACGATGTAGGCCAATCCCCAGCGCGCCTAGCCAGTCGTAGGGCTTGCCGATCTGCGACTCGGCGGCCGCGATCACGGCCTGGGCGTTGGCGCAGGGAATCGTCATGACGGCAGCTCGGCTTGCATGGGCCAAACGAGTGGCTAGTTGCTCACGCTCGACGCCGTGGAAGGCCACCGCACCGAGCACCGACTGGCTGTCGATCAGATCGACGTGCGACCACGCTGACCAAGTCGTAACGCGGATCAGGGCGCTTCCGGGGTGGCGGCGCCGGGTGAAAAGGAGTTGAACGGCAGACATGGCCTTAGCCTCCGAAGGTGGCTGGCCAGCCGGCGGAGAAGTCGTAGGAGGCCGGATCGGGCGACACCTCCATAGCTGCCCGGTGCGGCTCGGCCGCGACGAACAGTTGTGCGTCCAGGTCGCCAACGGCGGCGACGAGGTCGAACGAGACCTGGGCGGTAACCTCGACAAAGCTGCCATCCATTGTTTTCCACTTCACCGGGAGGCCGAGGATGCTGATCTTGTCGGTCATGGCGCCGCCGGTGGCGAGCAGATCGCGGGCCTTGTCCTTAAGCCCAAGATGCTGGATGCGACTGTCAGCGTCGCTGTGGAACCACTTGTCGGTGCCGCCCACCTTGACCTTGAAGCCGCCAGCCTTGCGGCGATCGCGTTCGGCCTTGATCAATCCCCAGACGATGCCTTTGATTTGTTCAGCGGACGGCTGCGGGATGCTTTCGACAACCCATCCGCCATTCACAAAGACGACACGTTGCCCCGTTCCAGCCACTGGCGGCTCAATGTCGGTGGCGTGTGCGGGGATCAGATACTCACCTGGCTCCAGTGGCGACTCGTCTGCCAGAGACTCGCTGAGTAGTTCACCAGTGTCCGGGCTGTAGTTGTAAATCTTCTTGGTCATCGTTATCTCCGATCAGTACTTGATGCACGGGAGCAGGGCAACGTTGCGCGGCCGGGTACGGGCAAAGTCAGAAGCAGTGCTCGCACCGCCGACCGAGTGCATACCGTTAATGGACGTGCTACCTGCATTGCTCGGGAAAGTGACAGTAATCGACGTGGTGTTTGCTGGGGCCGTATCTAGATCAAAGCCCAAGACCTGCCGATGCGTCTCGTTATTCAGGTTAGGAGTGGCAATGTGCTGCCCGTCGCCGTCACCCATGAATGCAGTAGCGACCTGCCACGAGCCAAAAACCCGGCCGGGGTCGGCGCCACGGCCGTCGTCGAAGCCTCGGATGAACTCGCCGCGCAGGTCGGGAAGATTGAACGTCGTGCTGCCGTCGCCGGCGCCGAAGGTCGTGCCGATGACGGCAAACAGGTCTGCATAGCTAGTTCGAGAGACGGCGGCGCCGTTGGCCTTCAAGAATCCGGGTGGCAGGGTTTGTTGTGCAACAAAGATCACTGTGCCGGCCGGCAAGGGGATGACCCCTGTGGCTGGATTGAGTAGCACCCACTTGTCCAGCGTCTGGTCGTACTGCAGCTCAATCCAATGGCCTGCTCCGGAAATATCTCCGGCAACCAGAGCCATTCCTTTGCCCTTGACGATCGCTTTTGCGGGAAGCGTCGCGCTATTTGGCGTGAAAGTCGGGGTGCTAGATGTGTTCGCCGAAGTAGGGCGCACGTACAGCGTCATGCCGTGGGTAAGTGCAGTGATCGCTGGCGCATAGGCGGCCGTGATTGCGTCAGCCGTGCCTGCGGCCGTGGCGCTACTGTAGGCATTCTGCTGGGCGCCAGCTTGTGAGGCAGCATCGGTGATTCCATATCCCGCAAGGGTGCTCGGGTTCGTCCCGCCCGTCACGCGCCCTCGCGGATCGACCGTCACCTGCCGATAGGTGCCAGCTGTAACCCCTGTCTTGCCGGTCGCCATTTCCCACAGCAGGGCCGTGGAGCCTAGCGTGATCGGCGCATCAGTCATCAACTGCCAGATCGAGTCGGCATTGGCCGTGCCCTGCTCAACGGCGACGAATAGCCCCGGAGTCACCTCGATCGCCGCGTCGGCGTCGACCGCCCGTGCCCAGGCTCCGGCTGACGCAACGTAAATGCCGTTCTCTGCGCCTGCCGCCTGATCCTTGACCAGCACCCGGTCGCCAGCGACAAGAACCACGCCGTCGATCGTCTGCAGCCCATTGAGTGCGATCGCGCCAGTGGTAGCCACGCGCACCGACTGCTTGCCATCCTGCTTGTTGATTTCGTCGATCACCTTCTGGTCGACGTACTGGCGGGTGGCGAGCACCACGCTCGGATCGACCAGGAGCGTGACGGCGCTGGTGTTGCTCACCTCCAGGATCATCCGCACGTAGAGCTGCTTGTTGGAGCCGGCCGCCAGGGTTGGCTTGTAGCTCTCTGGGAACTTGCCCACGGCGATCATCGCGCCGGTACTGTCGAACAGGCCGACCTCGCGGATGTAGAAGCCGCCGACGTCGTCGGGGATCACCAGCTCGGCGACGATCCAGTTTGGGTTGTTGGCATCGACCGCCAGGTGGTTGATCGCACCGCGCCACACCTCATGCTTGAGGGCGGTCTGGGCTTCGGTCGGGCTGTAGTAGGCGCCGTTGTCGCCGTCGCCCACCGCCATCTGGGTCAGGGCCAGCGGCGTGGCGGTCGCCGTGGCGGCGGCCAGCTTGTTGCGGCCGGTGGCGGTCAGGATCGTGAAAAACTCATTGGCCATAGGGGCTCCCAGTGTTCAAAAAATGGTTAAGCAGTCTGCGGATAGACCCAGACGGTCTCGACACTCCAGTGGCCGATGCCGAAGCGCGGCACCTGGCTCACCTGGTTGAGTTCGGTCAGCTCGTAGGGATAGACGGTGGCCAGCTCACCGCCCAGGGTGGCGGCCGCGATCGCCGGCACCTGGCTGACGTTGGTCAGCGAAAGGGTCAGCAGCTCCAGGTGCGAGCGGACGTTCTTGTACTCGGTGATCAGCGCCACCAGGGCGTCGAAGGTAGCCTCGTCGATGCCGCGCGTGGAGAGGTCGACATTGATCCTGAAGTAGTAGGGCTGGCCGCCGTACTCGAACCACTCGCTGATCTGGCCGGACAGGGCCAGCGTTTCCAGCACCTGCTGGATCGCCCAGCGGGTGCCCTTGTAGCGGTGCAGCTCGATGGCGCGCTTCAGCAGGCGCCTGCGTTCGTCGTCGTCGCGGGCGAACTGCCAGCCTTCGCCCAGGATGTGCAGCTGCTCGGCCAGGTTCGGCAGCGCCGAGGCATTGACCGTATCGGCCAGATAGACCAGCAGCGTCGACAGGTCGATGTCGCTAATCCGGGCGGCCAGTTGGCCCAGCGCCTGGAAGCGTTCGTCGCCGGCCAGCGGTGGCGGGAGCAGCAGCGCGTCAGCCATCGACCGTTCCCGTCACCACCAGGTTGATGCCCGTACAGCGTGCCCACTCGTTCTCGGCCAGCACGATCTTGGCCGGGGCGGTGCGGACGATGTCGTACACCCCGGCGACCTTGAGTGCGGCCTCGACCTGCACCGGCACGATGTCGCGGCCGAGGCCGGCCGCGCGGTCGGCCTTGTAGGCTTCCGCTGCGGCTTGCGCCTGGGCGAGCACGCTGGCGACGTCGGTGTTCT